ACAGGCCTTCAAAGACATTACCCGCAACGTCAGCACGGCGGTCATCGTACCTCGATTGTGCTATGGCTTCGTTCATGAAGCGGCGAGAGTTGTTACTGTTACCAGTTCCAGAGGCTCCCATGCCAATACCAGGCAGCGTTTGCTCGGTTAGCCGGCGCGTGTCGTCACGCATGATCGCATCAATCATAGATTTAGCTTGTGGGCTGTTCGTGGCGTAGTCCACAGCGTTGCTGAGCGTGTCTTGTGAGGCGCGGTTGTAGATATCGGCCTGGTTAGCGCCAAAACCGCCAGTGGCGTTCATGACATCCTGGCCGCCGGTAAACATATTGCGGCCTAAACCAGCAATAGCGCCGTAACCTTCGTCTGCGAGCGGGTTCATACCGGCATAGGTGTCGCCTGTGTAAGCGCCCATATTGAGGGCGTCACCTAATGCGCCAGATGCGCCGCCGTAGAGCTCTTTCAGATAGGGCTCCAGTAGGTTAAACGGTGCCATCTGTGCGGCAAGAGCTGCCGCGTCCGCTCCGCGCTGGTATTTGGCTGCTTTGTTGCCAAACATACCGCCGAGGAAGCTGCCGGCAATCTGACCAAAAGCGGGACTAGTTAAGAATGACATGATGTTTTCCTTTTATACGGCGACCCAAGCGTTACCGTTGTAGACCATTAGGCCTGTTGAGCCGTCACCCAGGGGATCCCAGCCTGATACGGCATACCTAACCATGCCTCTGACTGGGTTTGTGGGGGCTTGGTCTGCTACTTGGATAGATGCAGACGTGATTGTGGATATGGACTGCTCAATGCGCTGTAGTTCGTCCTGGATGTAGCGACGAATACCGTCCTCGAGCTCTGGGAACTGACGCCGGACGTACTTGGTGACCACCTGGTCACTGCGATCATCCAGGGCCATCACCTTGCTCCTGTCTGTGTGATGTCAATGTCTACACCGGACCACTCAAAGTCCTTGTAGTCATCACTTGCGAGAGTGACTTTGTAGGACAGGTAGCGACCTGCAGCTCGACTGTCGATCTTGTGCTGCGTTGCCAGGTTGAACACAACGCTGGAGCCATATGTTGGCGTGTCGCGGGGGATGTCAGAAGCACCAAACTCGAAGCTCATAGTTGTGTCAGACGAGTTGGTTGTATCCATCTGCGGGTACAGCCTGGTCACGACGACATAATTCGATGCATTCGAGCCAGCCTCATCGAGGTCCAGGCCAGTACGCTCAAGCAGCGGAGCCTTAGTAGCCTCTGTGTCGATCAGAAACGTAAGCTTGCCCTGGTCGGACAAATCTACAGCGAACAGCTTGTCTGACGTCAGGCCGTCTGATGTCTGGTCCTCGCCTACCATTAGGACGTGCTTGTCAAAGTTATCTTCCTGGTCGTAATACGAGCCACCTACGAGCTCATAGGACAGGCTGGTGGCGCTAGTGTATGTGTTCACACTCTCGACGTTGGCCAGGGATCCCGCAGACACGTTAGGCAAGTCATAGAAAGCCCAGGTATCATTGCGGTAGTTGTAGGCGGCTGCGCGGTTGCACCTGTTGGCGTTTGGAAACGCTACGTGCTGATCGCCTGACAGATAGCAGAAATAGATCTCGTTGAGGTTGGGGTTGTGCTGCACAAAGCAGACATCCGACTTCTGGACGTTCAGTCCCTGGTAGATGAAGTCTTTGACGCGCTCGTCGCAGATGGACTGCTTTGTAGTGCCATCGTGCACATAGACGTCGGCAGGGCCGAAGACATAGTGCTTACCCTCTACCTCGACAGCGCAGTTCTGGTTGATCATACCACTGTCGGTAAACAGCTTGCGGAAGTTAAAGATGAAGGTGCCGCCAACGAATTCCATCAGCCACACCTGGTCGGAGCTGTAGAGAATGAAGTTGGACCCGAGCGGCATACCGTCTACCAGGGGTGTCTTCAGCTCTACCAGGTCGTTAAAGCCGGCAGACTTGGTGGTGTCTGTGGCGTCCCAGGAATCGGGGATAGAGCCGGCTGTTACCAGGTTCGACCACCGTACCCTATTCGGATAGTTCGTCGAGCTCTCGGTCATCTTGAGGCCGAGCAGGAAGTCGCCATAGCTGCGGAGAGCTCCAGCTCGCCAGTTGGCGTCCCAGTTAGTCAGGTCAGCAAAGTTGGTGCCGGCAGGGAGACGGAAGACTGGTACCCTGTCCTCGCGGTTGACGTAGATAACGTCAGCGAGCTGGGCGCCTGTGAACGGGCGGGGGTCTGAGGAGCCTGTGATGGAACCAGAGCGGTTAGTGACTACACCAGACGCATACTCCTGGATGGCGTAGGCATCAGTGACCATGATGACCCTGTCGTAGCCTGTGGCCGGCGTGAAGCCAATACAGGCGCGTGGGGTGAAACCGAGGCTTCCTTTCACCTCGCGGAACACAGGAGCACGACGCACCTTGCCTTCATCGAAGCGGACGTTGATGCCTGTAGAGAAGCCATTGATGGGAATGTTGTAGCTGGCGCGGTCAGTGATGACGCCTACGGACCCCAGATCTCTTACAGGAAGGATAGCCATGTTCAATAGCTCCTATGTCTTGGTGGTACCGTAGAAGTCGCCCAGGCTAACCGCACCGCTGGTTGGGACACCTGAGTTGACGGTGATTTGGACGTCGTCGTTACTCGAGCTAGTACCACCAATTCTGACAGTGCTAGATGCCCAGCCAGCAGACGGCCAGGAACAGGTGATGCGGATGGGATCGTTAGCGTTGGCGCTGAATACTCCGCTCTTCGATGCCGTGTAGTTACCCGCCGTTAGATTGCAGTTCTCTACCAGGGTGCCATTGACATAGAGCTTATGATTAGACGTACCGGTGCTGTTCTGGATGTAATAGCCAAAGTAGTAGCTATAGTTCGCTGTCTTGTTCACATAGAAGGTGACGTCACCAGAACCTGTACCGCCGTTGTCAGCCCACCGTGTGTGCTTGTAGAGATTACCGCTGTTGATTACGGGCGCTGTGGTGTAGCTGCCGCCTCTGACGTCAGACACCGAGCCGCTAAGGCTGTAGGCATTGGCGTCACGGATCACTGTCGATGGGACATTAGAGCCGCTGCGGTAATACTCGCTAAACCTATGCGGCTGAGATCCACCGAACTCTGACGCCAGGTCAGACAGTGATACAGCACCTGAGCTTTGAACTGCCATGACTAGATCCCCGAGAATGCAGTAATGTCATCTTCGACATCCAGGGCGCCAGCAGATGTCATGCGGATCTTGGTATTGTCTGAGTATTTGAATAAGAGGTCGTTGTTACTGTCCACCTCGATAGTCCAGTTGCCGAACTGGATCTTGTTGCCATTCGTGTCCAGGTCACCTCCAAGCTGGGGAGACTGGTCCTCGACAACATCGGTCAGGATACCATCGATCTGTGTCTGGACGTTTGAGGTTACGCCGTCGAGGTAGTTGATCTCTGCGGTAGTCGCTGTGACACCATCGAGCAGGTTGATCTCATCAGTTGTCGCCGTGACACCATCGAGTAGGTTGAGTTCTGCGTGGGTGGACGTGACGGCTCCTGTGACACCAGGGAATGACGACAGGATAGTGCTCTTGATGAGGCGCAGGTGGTCGTCTGCCTGGGCCAGACCGTCTGTGGCCACAGGGTTACTCGCGTTGAGCGAGTTGATGTAGGTACCGGACTCTAGCGCCATAGGGGGTATCCTTCTGTGAAACTGGGGCCCCTGCTTAAAGAGGCTGGGATAACAACAACAACAACAACCCTTTAGTCCGACTTTTTGAAGTCGAGGTCGATTGACACCCATCGGGGCCCGATTGCCAGGCAGGAGTCCCGCGCTCGATGGCACGAGATGCGTTAAGTCGTTGTAATCGCTGGTGACTGAGGAGCATCTGATATCGGATCAGATGACCAAAAGGGGTTGGCCATAGGACATTAGGCCATTTGTGAACATTAACCGTGTGACATGGTCATCTTTGAAGAACAAATCGGGACATAGACAGAACCCAAGTCCACCTTAGTCATCCCATGTCTGACCCATGTCTTACCCATGCATCCTTGGTGTCGGGGCCTGGGTGTGCTTTGGAAACAACGTGTCTCCTAAGGGTGGACTTAAGTGATAATCGTTCGCACTTGGTCTTGGGATAGCTATGTGGCATATGATGTGGCTAGTGGCCCAGG